ACTGGTACTTTGCCGCTACTTGTTGCACAAAAACGGTAAGTTTTAACAGTGTTATTAAAATTAGGCGTATCTAGGCATGAGATAAAAGTATTAAAGCATTTCGCATCGCCTGAGCCTGTTGCTGTGCATGGTGCGGTGCCGAACACATTGGCGCAAAAGTCCATGTCCAACTCGACATACGAAAATGGCTGTCTTCCTGCACTCCCCGCGCTTAAAAGAAGATTGTTATCATAAATGATAGAGCCATCGGGATTGTATTGGACTAATAGAGTATCTAACATTTATTTACTCATAAATCACAGTAATATCAGCACTTGTACCTGTCGCATTAACAACCGTTAAACCTGTACTAAAACTGACACCGTACTCAAATTGACCTGACACGCCGTTTACCGTGTCAATAACCGCAATAACCGTACCACTGCCGCTAGTGTTATCATAAATTGTAAATGTGTTGAGTACACCGCCTCTTGTGTTGATAACAACACGGCGTAAAATACCCGCACCGCTTTTGATTGTTGTTGTGCCTGTACTGTTTAAATGAGCATAGTTAGACGCTGATTTTTTAGTAACAATATCCGAATGATTAGAGGCTAAAACCACGGGCACACTTGCCGCCATAGTCGCTTGGCCAAGCACGGAGAACTTAGCATCAATACTGCTTAATGTGGCTTGTGTTGCAGCTCCAGCAGGCAGCGGCAATGATGCCGCGCTAATTGGCTGAGTAACTGCACTTCCATCGACTGGTACGCGTCCTGTAACAAGCGCAGGGGTTTTAGTGTCAATTGAAGAAAGGCTACTGTTGCCTGTTGTTTGATGCGCTTCGTGCTTGCGCCTGTAGGCAAAACACTACTACTTACAACTACCGCACCTGTATTGACTGCTGTGATTTTAGAATCAATAGACGATAGACTGTCATTACCTGTTGTTTGTAATGCGCTTGTGCTTGCGCCAGTTGGTAACGGCAGCGAAGTATTTGTAAGGTACACCTTTGCTGAGTCACTATTAAAGCCCAAATAAGTGCCAGTTGTGTCAGAGCTTGCAAGGCTTACGACTTGTCTGTGTACTACGCCTGCGGCAGTAGTAACAGTGTTTGTGTCTAGGCTTTTAGACTGCGCTGGTACAGCTACAAAATTATTGTTAATAGTCATTTAATCGTGCCTTCAAATGTTAGCCCAACTGAGCCGTAGCTTCGGTTTTTAACTTTGCCATTCGTGAATGTTTTTTGAATAGCTAAAGAGTTGTTAGATAGCGGCGTGTTGCCCCATGAAAAAATAAACGGGTACAAAACAGCGTGACGGCGAAACGGTAGCCATGTGCTTTCAATCCATGAATGGGTTAAATCTTCCAAGTTGATTGTTTCTGTTTTTGTGCCGCTTCTCTCGATCGACGTGCCGAGATAAATACCGCCAATGCTTTTGTTAACCGTGGTTGTGATTTCCTCATTCCACGTTTGCGGCATGAATCCACCGTAAAATCCACGCTCAAATTCCATTTTCAAGCCAATGGCCATCACGCCAATTTTAACGGCACTGGCACAGGTAAACGTGAGGCGGTAATAACGAAAGTTGGCTGCATCAAGTTTGAAGCAGATATGCGGATCATCATTAACTGTCTGACTCGCCAATGCTGTCGATGTATTTAGTTTATAACTGCCACTGTATGCAGGTGGAGTGCCTGAGCTATCGCGTGTAAGCGTGGCCAATGTGGTACTTGTTGCGAATGTAGGGTCGCTTGAGCCTTTGATCGTGATGCCAGTACAATTTTTAGTAAATAATTCGTGGGCGCAAATGGCTACATAGTCGATATTAACCGCGCTACCGCAGTCAATCTGAGCGTAGTTAGTGCCACTGGCAAACTGGACATAATCAAACGCCTGCCAGTTTTTCAGCGAGTTGATATTAAATCCTGTATCAACACCCGAAGCCGTTAAAGTCGAAGCTGTGGCCGTAAAATAGTTGTTATAGCCAATGAATGCGTTGTCAAAGCTCATCAATTAACCCTCAAGACTGCGCCGTCTTTTACTTCTTCATTGAGTCGCTTAATAAGCTCTCGAACCGAGTCTTTCGTGTACATAGTGTTGTCACTACCTGAGAGCCCGATATTCACAAAGCGTTGTTGAAGTGGGGCTTGTTCTTGTTGACCGCTGCCACCTCCTCCACTTGATGGGGCAGTAACTCCACTACCACCACTGCCGCCTCCTCCACTTGATGGGGCAGTAACTCCACTACCACCACTGCCGCCACCACCGCCAAAACTTGCTGATTGGATAGCGCGAAGGTTTGCTAGTTGCGATGCTGCTGCCGCCGCCCCCATTGCCAAACCAAGAGGCCACCCACCTATGGCTGTCCCTTGCTCGGCTGCGGCCATTACGGTAGATGGTAATAAAATAGCCGCCTGTGCCAATCGTGCCGCTTTAGTCAGTTCAAACATTTTCCGTGAGTGCTGACTCATGCCGCCAAAGTCAGCCGCAAAGAATGACAACGCGCCTTGTAAGTTTCCTTTTTCAAAAGCTCTCTGCATGGTTTGGATTTTGTTGCCAGTTCCTAGAATTAGGTCGAGTCGTTTGGCTTGGTATTGCGCTTCGGCTTCTATCTTTATCCCGTTAATAACGTCTTGCAGGTCTTTTTCTGCTGCCGCAATATCCGTTAATTTCTGCATTTTTTCGATATGTTGAGCGTCCATTATTTCTAATTCAGTCATGCCGCCTTGACGCACACCATCCATCAAGATGCCCAACTGCTCTAATCGCTTGGCGTGTTGTGCAAATTCTTCTTCGGCATTTTTAGCGTTAATCTCTGCCTCTTTTTCACTTTGAGCGATAATATCTTCAATGATTTTGTCATTAAACGCACCGTCTAATGCTAAAACACCTTGCTGATATTGTTCTATAGTGATTAGGTGCTTGTCTAAGTTTTCTTTTAACTTGTCTGCCGACTCATTGTAGTGTTTTGAGTCTAACTGCTCCTCACTCATGTTTTTTTCAAGAATGGTTTCAAGCTCTTTTTGAGCAGCTGCTTTCAATTGTTCAAGTTTTTTGGCTTCTTGCGCTGCTGCTTTTTTGTCTTTGTCCGACTCACCTTCTTTAGTGTCTTTTTTAGTACCTGCAAAACCTGCTAAACGGTCGCCAGTGTTGTACTCTTTATTCCAATCATCTAATAAATCATCTAATGCTCGGTCGTTTTGCGCTTTGTCTTTTCGTTCACTGGCTTGTTTTGTGATTTTGTCACGCTCTGCCAATATCGCCTCGACAGATTCTTGATAGGCCTTAACGCTCGCATCTAAATTCTGTTGAAGGTTGTAAGTTGGCGACATAGGATTGAGAAAATTGGCAATCTTGCGACCGTAAATCTCAACATCAACAACCAATGCGGCAAACTCAACAGAAGCAAGCTGAACAAATGTTTTGATGTTTTGAGGTAATTCTAAGAAAGCATTTTTAAAGAACTCGGTTAGCTCCCCGATTGCATCTTGATTGTCACCACTCCATTGCTCCATGATCTGCGTCATGGCTTCCGTTGCTGCCTGAACATCATCTGTCCAGCCGCTAAACGATATGCCAATCGCCTCGATGTAACCCTGCATCTCACCACTTGAGAGCATTGCATTGACTTCGTTTAACGCATCACCAACAGCGGTAAACGCATCTTTTAGAACATCTGTCGCACCTGATTGACCGAGCTGATAAAAGAATGCGTCCCATGAGTCGCCCAAGTTCGCAATAGCACCATCTAACGACTCCATGCGCTTTTTCATCGCGCCGTCAAAGTTAACCTCACCAAGTTTGATTAAGTATTCTTCAATAGCCGCCGCATTATTCTTAACGGTTTCGGTAGTGCCTTTGAACGTAAAAGCGATGGTGTCGCCCTGATTTTTGGACTTAATCCCAAACTCTTTTAGCCGTTCAAACTCGCCAGTGGCCGCATCTGCTACCGCCTCAACCATTTGGCTTAGGTCTTTACCCAATGCCGCGCTAGTGTCGCCGTAAGACTTCAACGCACGTTCAGAAGGCGTTAAACCTAAATTGACTAATTGAGTAAATGCCGATGTCGCTTGAGCCAAATCGTAGGGTGTGGTTTTAGCAAAATCTTGGAGTGCGATAAACGCATCATTCGCACCTTGAGCCGAGCCTGTTGCAGTTTCAAGGCCAGCTTTTAAGATGCCAAACTCGCGATTAACTTCGACTAACTTTTTTAAGCCCTCAATTGCTGCACCAAGACTCAAAAACTGGACGGCCATGCCCTTGATGGCATCGCTTGCACCATGACCTTGCTGTTGAGTACGCAACAACTGAGCGTTAACCGCGTTCAATTGGTTTTGTAGTTGCCCCATATCAGCGCGTATAGCAATAATCAGGTCGTCAGTTGTCGCCATGCAATTCGTCCAAGTAGTCGTTCAATTCGTTAAATTCGTCCATTGTCATGGGGCGCGTATAAGCCTTACCTGTGCTTATTTCCATCTTCTCTAAGTGCGTGTCCCACAATGCCCAAAACTCAAACGGCGTGAGATTCCATGCTTCGGAAGGCTGGACATTTAAGTAAGTGACCGCGCTTGACCATAACTTCATCCAAACGCGGCCTTGCTCTACTTTTTTTCGTCCGACTCACTACCAACGGTTTTGATGTCCGTTTCTGTGCCTGCTGTCAACGCTTTAGCTAAAAAGTGCGTCACGCTTGTAGTGATGTTGACTAGACCTGCTTGAATGACGGCTTGCCCGATGCCGTCACGATTCCACCATGACGGGAATTTGCGACTATTGGCAGGGATAGCACACACTTGGATGATAGAAACAACATCACCCGTCTTAAACGCGCCGCTTGACAGGTCTTGACGCAAGAAGCCGATTGCTCCTTTATTCAAGACCGTTTCTAATTTGTCTAAATTGCTAAATGTTGGGTGAAGCTCGAAAGCCTCACCGTTTAGTATGATGTCAGTAATTCCGCGGCTAGACATAATTCACCCTTAAGCTGCTGTGTAAGTGATTGCATCGGCACTATCGAACGTACAAGAAAAGGTTTCTTCTTTGTTGTATTCGCCGCCACGCTCTAAAGATGTCACCAAGAAGTCGCCAACAAACGTATCACCCAAACCCGATTCGAGTTTTAAGTGAAGGAATGTTTTAGCCATTGCCGCGCCCATGAGTGTTGTTTTGAACACTGCTGCATCGCTAACAATACCTGAGCCTTTTAAGCTCATGCTTTGCACGCCTGCGCCTTCAAGTAAGGTTTTCCACAAAGTACCGTCTTTGTCTGTAACGTCGATTGCTTCGCTATTAAGCGTCATCGAGTCGCTGCGAAAACCTGCGATTGCGGTATAAACATCAGGGCCTGTAGAGACGCGAATTTTGATACGAAAATCTTGACCGCTAAACTTTGCCATTTAAGACACCTCGTTAATTAATAAACTGAAACGCATCACGCCATGCCGCGTGATGCCGTCGCTATCTGTCACAATCTCGCTGCGTAGAAAGCGACATAGAACACTTTGCTCTGTCGTGAGCGTTAAACTTGCGTCATGCAACAACGAATGAGCTTTATCCATCCAAGTGCGGATCTCTTTTGTGCCGCGATACTGCGAGCCAATGTGCAAGGTGATGACCGCTTCAAGCCCGTCATAATCTTTGTCTGACCAATCACTTGTGCCGCCATCCTCAATCCAAATCATCGGGAAGCTAGAAACATCGCTTAATGACTCGCTAACCTTTCCTGCAAACGTGGCTTCTCCATTCAAAGCAGCGTAAACCGCTTTGAAGTAGTCATTAAATAGGCTCATATTGGTCTAACGCCTTGCATATCTCTAAGAGCTTGATTGACAGCATTTTTAACAATACTAATGGCTTGTTTTTTCTTAGCTTGAAGCCCTTTAAACATGAACGGACGAGGTGCTAGACCTGCTGACAGGTCGCCAAACTCTAAACGCTTGGCATAAGGCGCGATTGAATGTAGCGATAAAATTCTGATTCGTAGGTTTTGCATGTCAGGCTCAGTTTGAATTGAGCGAACCAAGAAACCTAAGTCCGTGGCTGGGCTTTCGCCTGGTGCTGACGCTGTATGTGTGCGGTTTGGATGAGTTAGCGTGTAGGTCTTTCCGCCGCGTGGCGATGTTTGAATATTGCGACGAACTTCAGTAGCAACAATCTCACCTGCAATCACTAAATTAGCTTCAATCCTGCGCTTTAATGCCGCTGTGAATTGAATTGATAGCGACATTATGCGGCCTCTAATAATCGTCTTGAGCCGTCCTCAAGTAAGCGGTAATCGCCACCTTCAAGGAGTCTAAAATCTGAAATAGTTCGTACTGTTGAGTTGCTAGAATCAAGTGTTAAAGAGAATATTTCCTCTTTGTTGTACTCACCCGATGATTCCATTGACGTTATTTTAAATGCGCCCGTGTAGATTTCGTTTAGGTTAGATTCGAGTTTTGCATTGATAAATGCACCAGTTATCACACTAGAGCGAATGAATGCAAATGATGCCGAGTTATTGCAAATGCCACTCGCTTTGATGCTGATACTCTCAACGCCTGCGCCTTGTAATAGCGTTTTCCATAAAGAGCCATCTTTGTCAGTGACATCGACAGCCTCGTTATTTAGCGTCATTGTCGTTGAGCGTAACGCAGCCAACA